CATGTTGTTGCTCAGCTTGTTCTTGCTGCTTGTTATATCTATTGAAAAAATCCATAGCTTTTTGTTGTTCCTGAGTAACGCCCGGTCTCAACTTGATCTCGTCGTAATACTTACTCTTTGTTTCTTCTAAAAAGTTTTTGGCTTTTGCAACTTCTTCTTTAAACGCAAGCTTTTTTTTGCGTATATCTCTCTCCTCATCTATGTCTTCATCGTAGTCAAAATCTTCTAAAAGAAGGTCCAAATCTTCAGAATCTAAATAAGGTTTATTTTTTTTGTAATACTCTTTAATAAGAGTTTTATCATCTGTATTGCTATAGTCGGCATTTAACCGCGTATAGTCTTCTATTGTTCCACCAGTTTCTTCCATGAAAGCAACTAGTTTCTCAATATTTTCTGGTAATTGTTTACCTAATACTTTTTCATCTCTTATAGCTTCTTTAACTTCTGCTTTAACTTGTTCAACTTCAGCTTCTGTTACTTCTTGGATCGGAGAAAACCCTTCAGTAGTCTCGTTGGACTCTTGTATAGGTTCTCCCATCTCTGCGCTATCTCCGGATGGTTTTTCCACAGATACCTTCTCTGTTTCTCCGATTTGAATGGCATCTTCCTGTTGTTCTTTTTTTATTACTACTTTTTTAACCTCTGGTTCTAATTCTACTAAAGGTTCTTTAGGATTAACATTTACTTTAGTAATGTTATCTTTTGATTCAGTTAATTTTTTAGGTGTTTTCTTTTTAATTTTAAAATCACCCTCTTGCTTTACAGCTTCTTGTGTTTGTTCTGACATAATATAATATAATTAAATAATTAATAAATTCTAAGCTTGTTGCTCAGGGGTAGAAATCATTTGCGATTGACCACCCGTATCTTCTTGAAAGTCTATTGGTAATAAATTGTTTTTTCTTTGATCTATCATTTTACTTTGCTGCGTACCTTCCATTTGTATACGCTTGTCTTTAGCTTTTTCTGATTGCTGCTTGTTTTGAGCTTGAGCTTGAGCTTGAAGTTTTGCTAATTCCATATCAAACTGATGCTGCATTTGCATTTTTTGTTGATCTAGTTGAGCCTGAATTTGCATCTTCTGAATTTCCATTTGCGTTCTAGACTGTTCATACTGTACTTTTGACCCACTGATAGCTTCTTGTTTTTGAACCTCGTTCATAGCTATTTTCTCGTTAGCCTCAGCTTGTGATTCAGCTTGAGCTCTAATATTAGCTTGAGCGTTTTCTTGGTCTTGAAGTGCTTTTTGTTTGCGCTTAACCTTTAACAATTGGTTAGCTAATTTAAGATTTTTAATTTGTCTTAAATCTATGGCATCTTCAAGATCAATACCTCCTTGTTGTAATGCAACTTGTATATTAGCTTCTAGTTGAGCTTTTTCTTCTTCGTCCGGCTCTAGTTCTAAAAATATACCAAAATCATGTAAGTTGAGATTAACTATTTCTTTTAAGGTATTTACGTTGTAAGTACTTATAGAGTTAGTTAAAGACTCAGCTGTAAGTGGAAACTGCAAAGCATCTCCAATTTTTAAAGCCACATTTTCAGCTATTCTAAGAGTTAAATAAGATGAAGATTGTTTAATGTGTCTTGTAGCTACGTTTGAAGCATTAGCTGCCATTTTTTGTAAACCTACTAAAGTGCTTTTATCTGGCGTGCTACCATCTCTTGCTTCATTTAGTCCCGTGACATCTCTTATCATCTGTAAATAATATTGATAAGTATTTATAAGACTTTGTATTTTACCTTGACCAGAACTAGAGTTTAATTCTTGTATTGGAACTTTACCAGGATTCATTTCACCGTCTTGAGTAAGTGATCTACCTACAATAGAACCTGTTTGGAAGTACATGTTTAAAGCTTCAGCTGGATTATAATTAGTTCCATTACCAAGATCAACCTCAGCCAATCCGTCCATATCTAAATACACACCGTCTGGCACTATTCTAGACATAACTTGTTGCAGCTTTAAGTGAGTTATTTGAATCATATCAGCGAAACCAATACACTTGCTCACTAAGCTTTCAATTCTACCTTTGTACATTCTAGGTGCACAAATAGCATAATTCATTTTTACTTTAGTAGTATCAGCATAAGGTCTTGACATGTTTTCAGCTAGCTCCCATTTAAGCATTGTATCTGTGCCCAGTACTTTAGCGCCATGATATAAAACCTCTATAGATCTTGAGACTCTTTCAAAGTTATCATTTTCAGGTGGATTAAAAGTGTCTGGCTTTTCAATAGCTTTCATTAAGCCTTGATCTGTTTGTTTTATTTTAAAAACTTGGTTATGATAAGTTTTGTAGTCAAAATATAAAACCTGTACAGTGTTTTCATCATAACCACCCCAACCTGTTATATATTGTCTATTGCCAGGCATTTTTTGTATACGCTCAAGCTCTTCTTTAGATATATTAGGAAACTCTTTTTTAAGCTCTGGTATTGTAATAGATTTTATTTCACCAACATAGTATATGTCTTCAAAATTAGGATCTTCAGTGTATGAGTAAACCATATAAGCTGGATCTACATAATCAATAGTTACACCGTTAGCTGTGTTAAAACTTGTTTTAGCGGCAGCAATACCACATACTGTTAAATCCATATTTAAGCGGCGCTTAACAAGTTCATATTTGTTTTGAGCTAACACAGAAGATATAGCTTCTTCTTCTGCTATTTCTATACTCTGCTTGTATGACAGTTGCATGTGTAACTCTAACTCTTCTTCGTTATTAGGCAGAAGCTCTGGATTTAAAGTTTGATACAAATCTATTCCAAGGGTTTGCTTCAAATTATCTAAGTAATCTTGAGCAATCATGTCTTCATATATTTTAGAAGCGTACTCAGTTCTCTTTTTTATAGACTCAGGATCTTGAGCGTAAGCTTTCACGTCATAAGAACTTGCAGATATACCGTTTACTACAATATCTACAAACTTAGACAAAATAGGTACTGGTTTCCAGTCTAAATTAAGATAAGATAAATCACCATTGATAGACAATTCATCTTTATATTTTTGAACCGGTTGCTCACCTCTTGCATAAAGCCTAAGAGTATTAAAATTATTCCAGTTAGTTAAATAAGTGTTACCATTCATTCTACCAGATCTGAACCACTCATACTCAATAGCCATAGCCACTTGACTGCCATATTCTCGACTTGCCTTCTCGGCATCGCTAACTACTTGGCTCGGAAAAGCGCTATTTGAATTAGTGTATATATTCATTTAACTTATTATTTTTGATGTAGTTCCCCTGTTATCATATCTTTTAATACCTAGATCAACGGGTTGTATAGTTTTTTTACTTACTGGTGAGTACCTGTGCTTGTTGCAGGCCATAAGAGCTAAACCAGAACTAATAGAGGCATCGTGTTTAGTTCTATTGTTAATATTGAACTTTGCCCAGTCTTCTAAAGTTCTTTGAAAATAAACATCTCCGTGCCCAGTTTCTTTTAAACCTACGAAATGTTCTATATACGTTTCTATAGCTGACGCATGCGCTTGCTTAATGTCTTCACTTGAATTAGGTATACCACCTAGCTCTCTTTCTGTTACTGATAATTTATTATATTTTTTATCAGGTCTATTCATACAAAAACCCCTATAACCTCTTCTTTTAAAATAATATAAAATTCTAGGTTTATTGTTTTCTATAAGTATTGGCATTCCATAGAAAATACAAGCCATAAGTACGTCTTCAAAAAATATTTCAGCTGTTTGAGGTCTAGCTATATATTCTAAGAAAAAATGATTAGGCGGAGCGTCTTCCATTGAGAACTTGGTTAAACCATGCAAAGATCCTTTTGAACCTCTTTTGTCTACAGTTCCTGATATGTCATAAGGATCGCAACCAAAAGCACCTACGTGCTCATTGCCTGGGTAATTTTTACCGTTTTTGTTATATCTTTTATTCTGTAAATTAACAGGTGGTACCCACGTTATTAAAAATCTACCATCATTATTAGGAACAAAAATTACATTAGTATCTTGCTCGCCATTTTGCCATTGAAAAGAACCTTTAGTTACGCTTATAGAGTTCTTGAGATCTTCATTGAAATCTATTTGTTCATAGATTTTAGTTAAATTAAAAAGAGACTCTTTAGATTCATCTCTGAAAGCGTGCTTAGTAGTTCTTGGAAATTGCCTGTAAAATTCATTTAAAGCGTCTTGATCTTGCTTTAGTCCAGCCACTTCGTTATCCCAGTACTCTACAACACCTTGCTCAATTGCTTCGCCTTGCGGTCCACTAATTTTCTTGCTTGGGGTGTCGAATACAGGTAAGCCATAAGAATCGATGTATCCTTCGTAATTCCATTCCATAGGTATGAACAAGCTATATAATCCAGAGCGAGTTTGTCCATTTGCATTTCTTTGAGTAACGTCTGAGTCATTATATAATTTTTTAAAATTATCACCACCTTTGTCTAACGAGTTACTAGTTGAACCCATCATGCATTTACCTATAATTCTACTACCTAATCGTAAACACGTTTTCGTGACACGCCAGTTGTTGAGGATGTTCGTCGGGCGTTCCCATTTACCGCTTTCGTCGTGGACAAGTAGCTTGAGTTTCTCACCGTCGTACGAGTTGTCACCGGTATTCTTCCAGTCGATCGTGGTGTCGAGGCCGTCGAGCTCACGTAATGTCTCGTTGGTCTCGAGCTTCTTACGGGTGAATTTACTGGCTGGTACACGATAGGCAAGCTCTGTCTTTGGCCTGTCCATACCGTCCTGTATTGGTTTAAAAAAGAAGGGGTAATTAACCGATATTGGTACCACCTTGTCCGTGAACATCTTCTTCGCATCAGGTCCACTCTTTGATAAAATGCCAAATCTAGAGTCGCTTGATATGGTTGCCATATTAACGCACTCCCCGGACGCCATAAATGAGAATCCAGATCGTCTATTTTTAAGGTAGCACATTCCATATGACCTCTGATCGGCTTTACAAGCTTCCCAGAATATGTAAAATAATCTGTTTGATTCCCTAAAATCTGGTTGCCCAACATCAATTTTGGACCACTGCAAGTACATATAGTGAGTACCAGTAATGTAAGTAGCCAGACCCTTATTATAGAACCAAAAGCCTTGTTCTCTTTTATTAAATTCACTATCGATGTAATCATACCATTTTTCTTTAAAGTCTAGTGGGTATTCCTCCCAATCAAATACAGACTTTATTTTTTTCAATACTTTAGGATACTCAGAATATTCCCATGTGTTTGAATCAAATTTTTCTATGTTAAACTTTTCAGGTAAAGCTATTTTTAAATTTTGTATTTCATATACTTCACCTATCTTACCTGTTTTAGATATAACAACCATGTCGTGTTCTTTGTTATATCCATATTCCCATTTTTTATACCTATTAGTTCTTTTTAAAACCTTAGGTTTTACGTGGTCTTTTAAAACTTTATATAAACTCTGCTCGTACATTATGATGATCTACCTTCTGCAAAACCTTTAAAAGTTCTTTCTTTAACTTCTTTAGGTTTTTCGTTTAATAAGTTTTCTTCTTCTTCAATGCGATTAAGTATTTCAAAGGCATCGAATATAGCTAGCTTTTTTGTGGCTGCTGCGTTCTTAAGTCTGTCAGCTGATATATCATCATCTGAATCAACAATAGCTTCTTTAGCTACTTTAATCAACTCTTCAACCGCTCGCTGCCCAGCTTGGATTATATTCTTTTTCGTTTCCTTGGTGTTCATACTTAATTACAATATCATTAGATTTCATACAGTAAAGTCTTTTTCCTTCAACTAAAAACTCCCATTCCCCGTTAGGCGTATAGCCAACTAAGTCTCCTGGGTTTATTTCTAGCGCCTCTAAGGACTTATTACCATATTTTAATATACCAATAAGGCTTGCTTCTTTATCAAGCGCTAGAGAATCATTACTTTTTATAGGCATTATAAAACATCTGTCACCAACAGTGTTCCAACCGTTTTTATTTTTATATAAATAAACCTGGTCAAGGCTACAGAAATACAAATTATCTTCAAAATAAGATCTGCTTTTCTTTTTCTTACCTTTCATATCATAAAAGGTTCTAAATACGTTTTGGTGTATAACTATTGTATCACCTTTTTTTATACCAGTTTTAAAAGCTAGTGGTGTTTCAATAACCTCAGCTAAACGGTTTACAAATTTCCAGTTTTCAATTTTAGTATTGATAACTACATCTTTGCCTGCTATTTTAACTGTGTTTTTGTATTTATCACCAACTGGCTTTACGATAAAATCGTATAAGCTTTTCATTAATATTCTAAATCATACTCAACAGATACAGCCATGTTAGAATTAAACTTCTTCCACGGCAATACCTCGTTGTTTTTCTTTATATGAATATTATAAGATCCATCAGTTTCGCTGAATAAAATATAAGCTATTTCATGTCCTCCATAAACCTGCTGACCTACAGAGTAGTGCATAGCGTCATTTTTGTAATCAGAACCTATACTGATTTTTCTTATAACTGAATCCATTACGCTTCTTCGGTTATTTCAGTATACTCACCAGTCTCAAGGTCAATAGATATTTTACCGTAAGCTTCTTCTAGAGTTTTCTTTTCTTTAGCTAAGCTTTCATTTACTTCTGCAACTTTATGCAATAAAGCGTGCTTTTGTGTTTCTATAACACCTATTTCTGATACTAAAGCGTCTAGTTCTTTTTTAATAGAAGTTACAGCTTCTAATTCTTCTTGTTTAATTTTTGCCATTTGATTTAATTTAATTTAATTGTTATATTTATATAGTTACTTGTATATAAGTTATTTACCAGCTATAATGCCTGAAGCAGTTGTATTATCAGCAAGTACATAATCAACAACTACTGGAAACCACTCTCCTTGAGGTACATTATCAAATTCAACTGCTTGAGCGGCACCAGGTAATCCAGGCGACGCTACAACTCTAAGCGTAGCTTTACCATCTCCACCATCTACCGTTACTAAATCACCGTTTAAATAACCACCTGTTGTACCGCTTGTTATATCAATAACACTTACAATAGCTCCATTTACAACATTGAATTCTGCTGCTAAAGCAGTTCCACTACCTCCTAATAAATCGTATTCAGTTCCTTGTACATATCCACTTCCGCCAGAACCAGCGTATCCAGGTGACACAAGTTCAGTTACTACGCTAGCACCTGTTGTTCCAGCTGGAATCACTTGAAGACTACCGCCTGTGCTATTTCCTATGTACAATACAGAACCATTTAAAGAGTCTGCTGCTGTTAAATTAGCTGCTAAAACAGGCGTTACAGCTTGTATATCATTTGTTATAAAATCAGGTTGATTTGCGTATTGTCCCATTTTTATTTATTTTTTATAATTTGTTTTGTTTTTTCCCAGCTACGACCTACAAAATATGCGCCGTATACTGTTACTAATAATGTTTGAAATATTGGTATATATTCTTCAGCTATTTTAAACTGACCTATGTTGCCATCAAAAAAAGCACAAGCAGTGAATATAACAGTTAAGTATATAAGCACCATTGGTCTTATGTTTTTAGACAGTTTACTATCTGATGCCATATCTGCCGCCCAACGAGCACTTACTTGCTCTTGAGCTTCAGTATCTGCTTTTTGTAATATTTCTGTTATAAGTCTTTGTGCTTCTAGCTTTTCTTCTTTAGTTGTTGTTAAGTTATCTAAAACTTCACCAACTTCTTTTATTACATTACCAGTAAGCCATTGCCATAATTTTTTCATGCTTTATCGTATGCTTCGTCTTCCCAAGGCAATTTAGCATTGCCTTCGTCCATTTTTGCTCTTGAATATTTTTTACCTTTCCAATATACGTAATTATCGTCGTAATCAAGATCACCTCTTTTCATTTGATCTATATGCACCATTTCGTGCTTTATAACATCGTCAATTTTTTCAGCTGGTACATCTTTGTTTATAATAATAGTTAAATTATTATTAGCTTTACCCATAACATCATCTTCCATATCGACATGATATATCGGAGTGCAAAATAACTTTTTATCGTATGGTGGATTGTTAAGTTTAAATGCCATATTAAAATTTTCTATAAGGAAACATTTTGTTTAAAGCTTGTTGCCGGCTTTCACAGCCGCAAGGGATATTTAACCCCTTGCTAACCGTGTCTACCATTTTTTTGATACCAGTAGCTTTAGTAAACTTTTCTACGCTGTCTCCTAAACCTTTTGATCTCATAATTATGAAAGTGCAAATGTGCAACTAGCAAACTGAGTGTAAACAGCTTCAGTTGTAATTTCAATACGACCTTGCTGTCCTGATTGCGCAGCTGGCACTTGTGCAGTTGTAAGAGGTGGTACTACTGTTGATACTACTCCTCCTGGATTTGCTACAATAGCTTTGTTGAAAGCCTCGTACATAGCATCTAGTCCTCCAGCTGGATCAGCAACAATGATAGTATACTTAGCTGTAGAACCTGGTGAGGTTAAGCTAATTACTAATGTTGTGTCTGTGCCATCTGATGATGCTAGCATTCCACCTATTTTATCAATTGGAATTAACACTTCAGCTTCTCCAGCTGCTAGTGTTTCTACTTTTAAAAATTTTGCCATTTTTGTTAGTGTTAGTGTTAGTGTTAGTGTTATTTGTTTGGCTGGGTTTTACAGATCCCTACTGTTTATGGTGTTTCTTGTGAAACTTCTATAGCTGTTATTTTAACTGGTGTTTTACTTCCAAATATAGGTAAAACAACTACTTCAGGAGCTCCTGGGTTTCCTATTGCCGCTTTTTGAATAGCTTCAGTCCATTCTGTTGCTGGATCGGCATTGCCAGTGGTTGATGGTACAGTAAAAGTTATATAATTACTATCATCATGAAATATAGTAAAAAAACCTCCTTTACCAGTATCATTGTTTTTACCAGATTTTATTAAGGTCATGTTATTTAGCCCTATTAAAAAATCATTTTTATTATCAGTGATATTTATGTTTTCTTTTCTAATCTTAATATATTTTGCCATATCTATTTTATTTATTCATGCAATGACCCTTCAACGGACTACCCATTCTTGATTGGTTAGCGTGCTTAGACATCCATGATCTACCTCCGCTAGCGTCTTTAGCTACTGGATTATCATGTAGTAAGTTATACTTTTCTTGTTTTTTAGTTTCCATTTCTGCTGGGCTATGTCCCATCTCGGCAGGGCTGTGTCCCATTTCAGCTGGTGAGTGTTTCATTTCAGCTGGGCTGTGACCCATTTGCGTAGCCGCGCTATATTTCATTTGTGGTGCGGCTTTTTTTTCTACAGGCTCAAGCTTCTTAGTCATTTTTGGTTTTTTTCTTTTTTCAGCCTGACTTTTGGTAAAACTAAAAGAACCATCTGGATTGTGATAGTGATCTTTCTTTTTTCCAGCGTACTCAGAGCTATGTTGTGGTGCTGCTTTATAGTTCATTTTTTTATATTTATTTGTGTTTATTCATTGCTTTGGCTTTACCTTTTTCCCACTCTTCAATCTCTCCATTTTTATTTATGTCTTGAGCTACAAAGTGTTTTTTAGCTGGTGAGCCGTGTTTTTCTTTATCGTATTTCATGTCGCCTGCTAATTTTGAAATATGTTTTTCATCAGCAGTCATTTTTTCATCACTATGCCCGTGGTGATCATCATAAAGAATATCACGTTTTAAATAATCTATATGCGCAGCATCGTCTCTTTCAGATGCTTTATAGTTTTCTTTAGTAACTTTTGTGTGGGCGTGGTCTTTTGACCATTTTGCGTTACCAGTATATTCACCCCAATGTCCTTTTTGATATCCCATTATGTTAATCCGTATTTTTCTTTATCTTCTTTTGACATTATTGATGTTAACTTGTCAAATTGATTATTTTTGTTTTTATTTACTATGTTTTCAAATTCAGTTTGATCAACAATAGCTTCAGCTTGCCTTTTTTTTAGCTTAGCAGTTTTTTCATCAAACTTATCTCTTTTAGTTTCTATGGGATCTACAGATATTCCAGTCAAAGCTTTACTAACATCTGCTATTTGTTGACCACCCATTCCTTTGTCATCAGCTTTTTGATTTCTTTTATCTATTCTTTTCTCTAAACGCTGAGCTTTCATAGCTTTTCTTTTAGCCATGTTTTCTGGTCCAGATGCTGCAGCTATTTTATCCACACTTGACGCAATAGTGTCAATCATACCTTTGTATAGATCAGCTGTTGGTTGGTAATGACTAGCTCTTTCTTCACCATCTACATATCCTTGAAAAGGTGACATCTTAGCTGCTGAATCTGATTCGTGTGATTTTTCAGCTTCTTCTGCTTTAGCTAATTGTTCATTTACTTTAGGATCATCTCTATTGTAATCTCCAGGTGTTCCAGATTTTTCTGAAAGTTTTCTAGCTTTATCAAGAAATTTTTGTTGATGCTTAGGTAGTGGTGACTTCATCATAAAGCCGTCTCTAAATTGTGTCATAACTTATTTTTTTGAGCAACCAAAGTTTTTAGCATAGTTTGCCATTTTAACAACCTCTTCGCTATATTTATCTTTTTTAGACATTACAGCGTCTGCAGCAGAGCAAGCGTCTTTAAAGCCGTTCTTCTTAGCCCAAGCTGTAAACTTGCCTTTGTTTTTTTCCTTTATTTCAGGAAACTCTTTAAAAAATGGAGACGTATACATTATTTACATTTTTTAGCGCATTCAGTAATAGGTAAAGCATTATAGTAGCTTTTAGCCTTTAGTACTTGCATGCCGTTAATACCTGAACTAGATCCAACCCCGTGTGGTCTTCCAGTTTGATCTAATGGTCCGTCCCATATAGCGTTTTCACCAACAACACCATGTACGTTTTTTGATGCCATTGTTTTATTGTAGTTGTTATCTGTTTTATGCATAATTTATTTTTTATTTTTATATTTACAAGCTCTTTTCATAAGTGAACTACCCATAGAAATTTGTCTCTGCATTGGAGTACCAAACATAGATTGAGCTGCTCCAGCAACTCCATAAGTTGCAACATCTTCTGGTATTGTTTGCTCTTGAACATTAGGTACTGGCTGAACCCCACCCATTGGTTGTCTAGATATAGGATCTAATACAGCTGATGACATTGTTGAAAAACCAACTGGAGCTTCAGTGCTTGTTAAGGCACCTTCGGCTCTCATTTGAGATCTATCTTGAGCATCGGCCACAGTGTTATCAATAGTGTTGTTGGTGTCAATATTAGACATTGATTCTGCAGTTGCTCCTGCAGCTTGAATCGATTGAGCTCTCATTCTTTGCCTACCACTCATAGCAGCTCTTTTTTTATAGTCTGCCAAAGCCTGAGCTCTTTTGGCTCTTTCGGCTCTTCTATTTTTCTTAAGACCCAATATTCTTTCAAATGCTGGTATTGAAGTCATTGCGTCTAGAGCACGACTACCGCCACCTCTGCCACCAGCAACACTCGCCGCTGCTCTTACGAATTTATTTGGACTACTGCTCATCTGTTTTTATCTTTGTTTAAATTATAAATAGCTTTTGTCATAACTTTATCAGTATACGTCTCGCCATTAATTATTTTATTTCGTCTACCTGTATTTATATCTTCTTCGCCTAGCATTATTCTGTATATTCTAGTTATAAGCTGCTTGCCTTTAAAAGATACTTTATATATATGGTATTTTTGAGTTGTTCTGTTTCTATATCTCCAGACTTTAATCCAGTCTTGTTTTAACAATCTATTCCATCTTCGGTTGTCCCAACTGTAAGAATAAACACCCATCTCAAAATCTTTTTTAGTAAAAAACTCCATACAATCAAGGTATATAAGAAGTTCTAAGTCTGCATCGTTTAAATCGTTGTTGCGACAAGCCCACTTTCTTATAATGCGGTAGTGTTTTAAAAGGTTTAAATCTCTTATGTCACTAGCGTCTAATTTCATAATACAACAACTATGTCACCTGATTTTATAACGTGATAAGATTCTTTATCAACTTCTATTTTGTGACCCGCATGACGATCAAAGTATATTACATCATTTGGCTTAACACCTGCTACTTCGTCTCCTGCGGATACTACTATAGCTTTAACATAACGTATATCGTCTCTTTGGTTTTCAGCAAGTAAAAGACCACCAGTTGTTTTGGTAGTCCCTTCTTTTGCTTTGTTTATTATTAAGTTTCTACCTATTGCTTTCATCAATTCTTAAATTATTAATTACACAATCAGTAGATAATATTGTTGTTGCTACAGAAGCTGCATTTTGAAGAGCGCTCTTGGTGACTAGTAG